TTATTCATTATATGTATCAGGATTAAATTTAAAACCAGCTTTTTCAAGCTTATCAAGAGCTTCTAATTTTTCTAATATTTCTTTATAAGTTAATCCATTAGGAAAAATAGTTCTATCTAATTCTAATTCAATTTCATTTCCATCTATAGTGGCTTTTTGTATTATACCTTGTGGCTGATCAGTTCTGCAAAGAAGATAATCTGTAGATACATCAAAAAAATCTGCTAGTTTTTTTAATGTTAATACATCAGGAATTCTATTACCATTTTCCCAGTTGGATATGGTTTGTTTTGAAACATTCATTATCTTTGCTAATTCTGGTTGACTTAATCCTTTTTTTAATCTTTCATTTTTAATTTTATTTTTTAACTCATCCATAATATCACCACCTATTTAGTATATATTATAAACTAAATGTTTACTTTTTAAAATCTGTGTCAACTTAATGAATATTATTTCTAATGAAGATACTTAAAGGTGTTGACTGTAAACTTAAAGTTGACTATAATAAAAATATAGTGTAAACATAAAGTTTACTTTATTAGGAGGGATAGAATTGGTTAAATGTCAATTATTAAAAAAATGGAATGTAAAGTTAATTTAACTCATAGAAGAGATTTTTTTTAGATATTTGGTCAACAAAAAGTTTACTAATGGAGGGGTAATTGTTATGAATAAAGAAATTTTAAAAAGAACTGAAAAAATATTATATAAATATTATTATCATATAAAAACTATAGAAAAATTAAAAAATCAAGTAGTGATTCTTTGGAAACAAAAAGAAGACATAGAAAAGGATATTCAAAATAGCAATATTACTTTAGAAGGTGGAATTAGAAGTGTAAGCTATGGGGAAAAAGTTCAAACTTCATTTGATAGTACAAGCTATGCAGAAAAGGAAGCAATAAGAGCCATAGAGAAATTAGAAAAAGAATTAGTATACAAAAATCAAAGAATATTAAAATTACATACTAGAATAAGAGACATAGAAGTAAATATAGGAGACATTAATTACAATATAAATTTATTAGAAGAAGAGGATAGAAAATTTCTAAGATATAAGTATGGAGATAATAAATCTATAGAACAAATATCTATTATTTTTAATATGTCTAGAGCTACAGCTTATAGAAAGAAGGACAATCTAATAAATCATATGGCCAGTTTAATAGGTATATTAAAATAGATAAGACAAAAGTGAGATTAACATAAGACAAAAAGCTATAAAATCTGTGTTATTATAGTATTGTAAAAGATTATAAAAAACAAAAGCACTTAGCAAAAGCTAGGTGCTTTTATTTTATGGGAGGTGATTAAATTGAATGTTTATAAAAAAGTTTAACTTATAATGAAGAAGAGGAGTTAAATTTTATGTATGATTTTTTTACAACAGAAGATTTAGAATTATGGGAAGAAGATTTACAAACACATTTAAGAAAGATAAGTTTTGAAGAAGAAACATTAAAGTTAGAAAAGCAAGCTAATATACTAGAAGATAATATTAGAAATTTTATGATAAGTTATGGTTTAAAGCTTAATATAATAAGTAAAATTTTAAATAATAATTCAATTGAGATTTTGGTACAAGTAGATGATGACAAAGGAAGTAATAATGGACATATTGTTTATGATGATTCTACTAAGCAGTATAAATTTATACTTGGAAAACATTTTATTGAAAAAGGATTGCAAGTTTCTGAACCCATGATTTTAGATGAATTAGACAATTGGATATCAAGTTTATTAGATGAACTTAGATAGTAGGTGAATGTATGAAAGAATTACTTACAACAATATCAAAAAAGATATATGATGAATTTCAATATCCAGCATATATTGAGAATTTAGATGAAGGTATAAAAAGACCTTCTTTTTTTATTTACATTATAAATAATACACAAGAGGACAGAAATAGATGGACATATGAAGATAGAACTTTAATACAAATAGTTTATTTTTCTAGTTTAGATAGTAATAATAATCCTAAAAAATTAGAGCAAATAGATGTTATGGAAAAACTCAAGAAACTATTTTCAACTTTATTTATAAAAGCAGGAGATGAAATAGTAAATATTCTAGGCATTGATGTAGATTACACAGAAGATAAAGATATATTTTTACAACTTAATTTAAGCAAAATTGGATTTAGGGAAGATGAGTGGAATAGAATTCATAAAAATGTAGACAAGATGAAAGAAATAAATATAAGGGAGAGTGAAGTTTAATGGGATTACCTAATATAAACATAATTTTTAAAACAAAGGCCAATAGTGCTATTCAACGTGGAGAAAGGGGAATAGTTGCTTTAATAGTTAAAGATAGTGCTAAATTAAATAAAAAAGCTATTATAATTACAGATATTAAAGATGTTCCCGTAGAATTATCTGATGAAAATAAGGAACAAATAGAATTAGCTTTTTTAGGAGGAGTTAAAGCGCCGAAGAAAGTTATAGTATATGTCTTACCTGCGGATTCAGCGGACTATAAGGAAGCACAGAATTATTTAGAAACTGTAAAATGGGATTATTTAGCTATACCTAATATATCTGAAGAAGACTCTATGAAGATAGTTGCTTGGATTAAAGGACTTAGAGACAACAAAGATATAAAAGTAAAAGCGGTTTTACCTCATACTAGTGCAGATCATGAGGGAATAATTAATTTTGATACGGATGATATAAAGGTTAGAAATAAGATATATAGCTCTACACAGTATTGTGCAAGAATAGCAGGACTACTAGCTGGTATGCCGTTAACTATGAGTGCTACTTATTTTACATTACCCGAAGTTGAAGATGTACCTCATTTAACTAAAGAGGAGTTTGATAAATCTATTGACATAGGAAAGCTTATATTAATAAATGATGGAGAGAAAGTAAAAATAGGAAGGGCTGTGAATAGCTTAACTACTATAACTCAAGAAAAAGGAGAGGACTTTAGAAAAATATTAATAGTTGATAAAAATGATATGTGGCATGATGATATAAAACGAACTGTAGAAGATAACTACTTAGGAAAGTATGCCAATACTTATGACAACAAAATTCTACTTATAACTGCTATACAAGCTTATAATGATCAATTGGCTTTAGAGAGATTATTAGATAATTCATCTACAGACTATAATAAAGTTTTCATAGATGTATATGGACAAAAAAATTATTTAAAATCTATAGGAATAGATGTGGATGATATGAAAGAACAAGAAATAAAAGAATTTAATACAAAAGATAAAGTATTTATAGCAACAAATTTAAAATGGACAGATGCTATGGAAGACTTTAATATAAATGTTTCTATTTAAGGAGGTAATATAATATGGCTTATGATGCTCAAAAAACAATATCAGGAACTCACGGTGAATGTTGGATAGATGGAGAATATATTGGAGAGGTTATGGGATTAGAAGCAAAAGTAACCTTAACAAAAGAAGAAGTAAAAATGTGCAAATCTATGGGAAAGAAATACAAAGTTACAGGATTTGAAGGAAAAGGAACACTAAAAATGCACAAGGTTAATTCAAGAATGATAAAAAAATTAGCTGATTCAATAAAAGAAGGAAGAATGGTAGTTTGTACAATAATGTCAAAATTATCGGATCCAGATAGCCTAGGTGCTGAGAGAATAGTAATAAAAGATGCTACCTTTGATGAAATTAAATTGGCAGGTTGGGAAGCAAAGAAAATAATAGAAGATAGTATGCCATTTACTTTTTCAGATTATGAAATATACGATTGGATAGAACCAGAAATGTAAACTGGTTCTATTTTTATCTGATGACTACTTGCGCTAATACTTCCATCTTCTTCAAAGTGGGAGTAAAGAGGGGCTAAGTCCCTGGATAATTTAGATTTTAAAAATTATTTAAAGGTGTATCTGTCCTTATGTACAGCATTAGGACAGATAGCCATGATATAAATATGAGGAGGAATTAATATGAACAAAAACGTTGTAGATTTATTATTAAAATCAGATATAAGTAAAATAAAAAGACCAACAAAAAAGGTTAGGATAAAAAGCTTAAGTGATTCCTTTGGAGAAGATGTAATATTTACATTACAGGCAGTGCCTATGTCTGTATATAATTCAATTCAGGAAAGTGCTGTATCTTTAACAGATGATGAAATAAATAATATAGATACAAACAAGATACAAATATTAACAGTATTGGAGGGGGTAAAAGAGCCTAATTTTAAATCAAAGGAACTTATGGAGCATTTTAAAGCTCATACACCTAGTGAGCTATTAGAAATGATGTTTAATGATAAGCCAGGAGAAATTGCTGCATTATATAGAGAAATAAATGATTTAAGTGGTTTTAGCAAAGGCGTGGTTGAAGAAATAAAAAACTTATAAACTCTGATGGTGAAGTCAAAATAATGTATTATCTTTGGAAAACAAAAAGAATAGATAAACCGTCAGATTATTGGAATATGAATATTGGTGACAAGCTTGTATTAAAATCCTTTGTTATAAAGGAACAAGAAGAAAGATATAAGGATATTAATGACTTGAAGGATAAAGAAGTAGCAATATTTCCGGTAAGTATAATATAAAAAAATTATATCACTTAATAAAGTGAGGTGAGATTTTGAACAGAGAACTAAATGTAAAATTAAAATTAGATAATGGTTTGTATTTAGAAGCAATGAAACAAATTATTGATACAACATCTATATTTAGAGATGAAATAGATAAAGTAAAAGACAAGTTAAATGAACTTTCATCAATTAAGACAGAAATAGAAATAAATCATAATGCAGAGGAAGCTACTAATAAAATACAAGAAGTCATAGATAGAATTCAAAAGCTAAAAGAAAATAGCCAGGTTACCATTGATATACAGAGTAAAGTAAGTGAATTAAAAGAAGAGAAAGAAGATGAAGATAAATATAAAGACATAATAGAGAATACTAAGGCTGTATATGATAATACCATTGGAACAGCAAAGAAGGATGAGGGAAATAGAGAAATGCTAACTTATTCATTAGGTAGTAAAGAAAAAAGTGGAGAAGCTATGAATTGGATTAGTAACCAGAATTCATCTGTTTCAGAAGAAGAATTAATGAAAGGTATTATACAAGCTAAAAATTCAGGATTAGATTATAAAAAAGTTGTATCTGCAGCAGCGGATACCTCTGCAGCCACAGGTAAAAGTTTTTCAGAAGTTATGGATGTCATAATGAAAGTAAATGAAGGAAAAGCAAATGAAGTAAGGGATCAACTTAAAGCTATGGGAATAAATGAAAGTCAATTAAAGAATATGCCTGGCGTTAAAGTTAACAATGGAGGAAAAATAAAAGGAAATCCTAATAAAGTTACTCAGGGAATTGTAAACAATATAGGACAGAGATATAGTGGTGCATCAAGGACAACAACTAATGGTTTACAGGCAGCAAGAGGTACTATGCAAAACACTAGATTAAATATTGGAAGAGTTTTAAATTCAGGAAGTAATAATAGTCAAATTAATGCATCAGGAAATGTTTTTAAAAGGTATTTTAAAAATGTAGGAACTGGGTTTAAGCAAATAAGAGATATTAGTAAAATAGCATGTAAGGGGATTATTAAGTCAGTAGGTCAGGTATTTTCTATGGTATTAACCAATCCAATAGTAGGAGTTATATCACTTATTATAGGAATGGTAGTACTTCTTTATAAAGCATGGACTGAAAATTGGGGAGGAATAAGAGATAAATTCCAACCAATTGTTGATACTATAAAAAAGGCCATAGATAGTATAAGTCCAATTATTCAAAAGGTAATTGATATTATAAGTAAGCTTTTAGGAATAGTGTTGGAAGTATGGGATGCTGTAACAGGGTTTTTATCAAACCCAATACAAGGGGTTATAGATATTGTTGCTAAGGTGAGAGGAAAAGGCGAAGATACTAGTAGTACAAGTAATGTAAAAAGTAATGGTAAAAGTAGAGCTGGTAATAATGCACTAGGTACAAGTTATTGGAATGGTGGAATCACTTGGGTTGGTGAAAATGGTCCTGAACTTATAGACCTTCCAAGTGGATCACAAGTATTTGATAATAGAACATCAAAAAATATGATGGGAAATAACTTTTCTATACCAAAGCTTGCAGATACCATAGTCGTTAGAGAAGATGCTGATATTGATAGAATAGCCAATGCTTTAGCTAGAAAATTAAAAACTACTAGCATTAATATGGCGTAACAGGAGGTATATACATGGAATTTTGGATAAAACAAAATAATATTAGTTTTCAATTTCCAGTACCACCTGAAAGTTTTGAAATATCAACTGGAAATTCTAATACTACAGTTGTTGTGGAAGATATTGGAGAAATAAATCTTCTAGGGAAAGCAAGACTTGAAACAATTACTTTAAGAAGTTTTTTACCCAATCAAGATTATGATTTTTGCCAATATCATACTTTCCCTAAACCATATGAATGTATAGCTCTTATAAAGGAAATTATGGAAAAAGGCCAGGTAAGATTTATTATAACTGATACAGATATAAATAAAATATTTTATATTGAAAATTTCACATATGGTGAAAAGGATGGTACTGGAGATGTATATTTTACCATTGAGTTTAAAGAGTTTAAAAGAATAAATCCTTTGGTAAAAGCTGTAAATGGGGGAATAACTAATGCAAATAAAAGGCTTGTTAATAAATATACCCCAAAAGTGTATGTGGTAAAACCAGGAGATAATCTATGGAAGATTGCAAAATCCTTTTATGGAAATGGTAATAAAGCTGATTACTTAGCCAAAAAAAATGGCATTAAAAATCCTAAAACTATGAAAATAGGGACGGTTCTTTACTTATGATTAAAATTTATGCAGAGTACAATAAAAAGTACATTACAGATATAACACCATTTTGTAAATCAGTTTCAATATCAGGAGATAAAGAGCAATGTTCTAGAAGATTAGATGTTAGTTTATTTTATAGTATATTTGATAGAAATCATGAGAAAACTCAAATTAATCCAGGAACAAAGGTTTGGGTAATTTTAAATGGAGAAAAAATATTTTCAGGTATAGTTTTTGATAGAAGTTTAAGTTCTTCTAGCCAAGAAATACAATTTACAGCTTTTGATTATCTTATTTATTTACTTCAAAATACAGTTACTTATAATTTTAGTAAAATGCCAGCATCTAAGGCTGTAGAAAAAATAATAAAGGATTTAGGGATTAAATTTAATAGAATACCTAATATAAATATTCCAATAACAAGACTTATATCAGATCAAAGTGCCTATGAAGCCATTATGCAAATATATACTGAAATATATAAACAAAATGGCAAGAAATATATACTTGTTGCAGATGATACAAAAATAAGTGTAATAGAAAAAGGAGCAGTTGTAACTGACTTTGTAATAAAGAGTACTAGAACTGATAGTGAAACAAATACAGTTTTAGGACTTGAATATAAAGATACTATGTCTAATATGGTAAATAGAGTAATGATATATGATGATAATGGAAAATTTATAGGTAAAGTTGAAGATCCAAAGTTATTTTCTTATTATGGAATATTGCAAAAAACTTGCCAAAAGGAAGATGGAAAAAGTCCATACGCTATGGCTAAAACTATGCTTCATGGAATAGATAGAGATATAAGTATTGAATCCATAGGCAATTGGAGTTGTAGAACAGGATATGCAGTAAATACTAAAATATTTTATTTAGATAATTTACAAACCAATATTCTTTATATAGATGGCGATACTCATACTTGGGAAGTTGCTACGGGAAAATATACAATGAATCTTACATTGAATTATGAAAATAAAATGGATATAAAGGAGGGATAGGCTATGCAGGATCCATTTGTTGAATTAGTAAATATTATGAAAGAGAAAGGAGCGGCTTATAACCCTCCTTCTATTGAAATTGGTAAAGTTATATCTAGTAATCCTTTAATAGTAGAAGTAGGAAATTTGCAGCTTACTAAAAATAATTTTATTGTGGCTGATTATTTAGTAAATGAGTATAAAAGAAAAATTACAATTCCTCGTTCTAGGGCAGAAGGTACAGCAGGAGAGCATTCTATAAGTGAAGTAGGTATAAAAGATGGAGAAATAATATATAAAGATGGGTTGAAAAAAGATGATAAAATAGCTATGCTCTCTACACAGGATAGACAAATTTATATAATACTTGCAAGGGTGGTGACACTATGAGTATATTACCAGAAATAAATTTAGATATAGATAATATTATAAAAAGTTCTGAAGAAAATATTTTGCCTTTATTTAAGGAATATGCTTGGGATTTTGAAGAAAATAAATTTATATATGAAAATGGTAAAATGAAAGTTTTAGAAGGAAAAGAAGCATTAAAGGTATGGATTTATAAAGCTTTGAATACTCCTAGATTTAGATATTTGGCATATTCTTGGGACTATGGGCACGAATTTGAGAATTTGATAGGACAAACATTTAGTAAAAAAGTGCTACAAAGTGAAGGTAAGAGATATCTGGAAGAATGCTTGATTGTTAATCCATATATAATAGCTGTTAATAATATACTTGTAGAAGTTGATGGTGTTAAAGTAACCATTAATTGTGTAGTAGACACTATATATGGAGAGGTGAATATAAATGTATAGTGAAAATGAACAGATAATATTAGAACGTATGTTAAATAAATTACCTAATGATTTATTTAAAGGAGAAGGTTCTTTTTTTTATGACAATCTTTCTTCTGTAAGTATAGAATTAGCAGAAAATAAAAGAAATCTTGAAGATATTTTAGAAAAGGCTTTTCCTCAGACTTCCTATGGAGAATTTCTAGAAAAATTAGCAGCTTTACATGGAGTATTTAGAAAAAAAGGTGAAAAGGCAAAAGGTGCAAAATTTATATTTGAAGGTATAGATGGAACTTTAATTCCAAAAGGAACTTTAGTTCAAACCGTAAGTGGCTTACAATATTGTACTTTAGATGATGTAACTATATGTGAAAGAACAGCAGTTGTCAATATAGAATCAGTTGAAGAAGGAGAATTATACAGAGTACCGGAAAATACAATAACAGTATTACCAGTACAAATTTTAGGGGTAAGCAAGGTTTATAATGCTACTGCTGTAGAAGGCGGCAGTGAAAAAGAAGATGATGAAAGTTTACGTAATAGATTGCTCCAAAAAGCACAATCCCCACCAGCTTGTGGAAATAAGCAGGACTATATAAATTGGGCTAAAGAAATTGAAGGAGTTAAAAATGCTAAAGTAATTCCTCTTTGGAATGGGCCAGGAGCTGTAAGGGTAGTGCTATATGGTAAAAATGGAGAACCTATAGATAATTCTCTACTTAACAAAGTAAAAAAATATATAGATGCTGAAAGTGGTGATGGAGAAGGTAAGGCACCAATAGGAGCTAGTGTAACAATTGCTACTTCCGTATTAAGAGCTGCAAATATAAGCATAGTTAATTTAACTAGTGACAATATGGATATTGCTATGAAAAATATCGAAGAAAACATTAATAATTATTTCGTTGAATGTTTACCAGGTACTGTAATAAAGTTGAAAGACATTGAATCAATTATAACAAACACTAAATATGTAAAAGATTATTCATATATTTTATTAAATGAAGACATTAGAAATGTATTTATGGATGATGAGAGTAAACCTATTTTAGGAAATATAGATTATAGAGAAGACAGTAATGCTACAGTGCCAAGTGCATTAAATAAAATAGTAGTTATACAAAGCTTTGCTAGTCTAGATAATGTAATTCTTAAACATGGAATTTATGCTCCGAAAGAGGGTGGTATAAAGTGTTGATGAGATACGAAAAATATACAATTCAAACGTATTATGGAGAGTGGTATCCACCAATTACAAGAGATATATTTGATGTACAAAATATTTCTGATTCATATTCTACAAATGGATATGCTAGTTATAATTTTCAAGATGGTAAATTCAACTTTCAAGGTCTTTCACCTATAACAATTTCTGTTGTAGAGGGAGAAAATGATCAAGGAGTATATACCCAATATTTTAATGAATTTAATGAAAGATATATTATTTTTATAAGAATATTAGGAGATACAAGACTTAATAATTTAACTATTAATGCTTATCGTGAAAGGGCACGCAGAAGTTCTAGGAAAGAAAGAGGGACTTATGTAGAAACTATTATAGCGGAAAATGGAACATATCCAGATGACGGCACAAAAGTTGGCTTCTGGTGGGTTAAGAAAGGGCCTGTTAATATGCCACCTATTATAAGTGGAAAAGATAGCAATATAGGTAATAAATATTCTCCATTTGATATTAAATATAGTATAAATGATACAGATGATACAAGTTTTACAGTGATGGAAATGATAGATGGGATTAATTTAAAAACATTTACAGCTAATAAAAATACAGAATATAAGTGTACTATACCTGACAAAATATTCTATTCACTTACAGATGGACAGCATACAATAAAGATTGAAGTAGAGGATAGTGCAGGCAACAAAGCTACGAGAATGTGTGCATTTAATAAGATATACATTGCACCAGTAATTAGCGGTAAGAATGAAGATATAGGGCTTAAAAATAGCTCCTTTGGGGTTAAATATACAATGACCTGTGACAATCCAGAAGCTAATACTTTTACAGTAGAAGAACGATTAGATGATTTAATCCTTCGTAAATTTGATGCAGTAAAAAATATTGAATATACAGTAGCAGTTCAAGATTCTACTTTCTACAAATTAGAAAATGGACAGCATACAATAACAATAAAAGTGCATGACAAAGGCAATATAGTAATACGTCAATATACTTTTACTAAGAATGAAAAATCAATCCAGATACAATTAAGTAAAGTAATTGATATAGATAGACAAGGAAAAAGTATATTAATTACACCGGAATGGAATGGTATTGATGGAAATGAGATTAAAGTGGAAGTAACTAATAATGCATATGATTTAGTTCCAACATGGGAGGAAGCTACCAATGCAGTTAAAAGTGGTAAGGAATATATTTTTACAAACAATATGAAAACTGCTGATAAATGGGGAATCAATATTCGCTTTCTAATTAATAAGATTAGTAATACTGGGGTTATATTAATTAAAGGTTTTAAAGCTGAAGTTATTATATAGGTGATATATGAGTAGCTATAATAATCTAACTACTTATATACCATCTTTTATTTTACAAGATAAAACTTTTGATTATAACCTTAAAATTATAGGAAGTGAATTAGATAAATTAAATGTAGATACAAGTGATTTAGAAAGACAGTTATTTCCTGAAACTTGTACATGGGGAATTGATTTTTGGGAGAAATTTTGTGGCATCAATAATAGAGATAAGCCATTAGAACTTCGAAGAGAATTAATTATAACTAAATTTTCATCAACCAATATGATTACTAAGAATAAACTTAGAGAAATAATAAAAAGTTACACTAAAGATAATGGATCTGATATTATATATTATTTCAATAAATATATGTTTGCTATAAGATGTAATATTGATTCATATACAAAAGGATTAAGTAAATTAATAGAAGAAATTAAGCCGGCACATTTAGTTTATTTTTTTATATTTACAGTAATGTTATTAAAAAATAAAGAGAAATTTGAAGGTGAAGTAGTTAATAGATTATTTTTAAATTTTAGAGGTAATGTGCCATTACTTTTAGATGGTGGCTGGTTATTAAATGGACAATATAGTTTAGATGGTTATAAAAACTATCCTAAAGACCCTATTACCGTAAAAGCAAATAATATCTTTAATATAATTACATCAGAATATTTTAAATCAATATTAGGATTTTTTATTAAAGAAAACTTAATCACTACGGAGCTTTTTAAAAGCTCTTTTTTAGTTAATAAATTTTCTTCAAACTCTTTTAATAATACAGTAGTTAAAAGTAAGATTAATTTTAAAATAAAACAAAATGAAAGTTTTACAAAGAACACACTGACAATAGAAAAAAACTTATGGTTTTTAAACGGAAAGTACAATTTAGATGGTACGAAAATACTAAATTCAGAAATAAAAAGGGAGGAATTATAATATGGCAAATGCAGTAACAACAAATAAAGCAAGAGAAAAAATGGTGAAGGCTAGAGCAGGCGATAAGGTCTTATCTAAAATTACTCATATGGTTTTCGGGGATGGAGGTATTGGCAAAGATGGTAAAGCTGTACCTCCAAATAGTTTAGATAATAGTTTAAAACATGAACTGTTAAGAAAACCTATAGATAGACATAACTATCCTGTATCTACTACTTGTAGATATTCATGTAAATTGCTTAAAAATGAAATCGCTGATAAAAATATAAATGAAATGGGATTAGTTGATACAGATGGGGATATAGTAGCTATAAAAACTTTTGGTAATAAATATAAAGATGCAGACATGGAAATGATATTTGAAATTGATGACGAATTTTAGGAGGTGTATAAATGTTTAACGAAAGTATAGAAAAATTTACTACCAATACAAAAGGACATGCAGAAGAATTTAATAAAAGGCTAGATAAATTAGTTGAAAATGATAAATATCTTAATTCACAAATATCTACGGTATCAACAAATGTAGGCACAGCACAAACTACAGCTGAAGCTGCTAAAAAAAGAGCTGATGAGGCTTTTCAGTTTGCCAGTAATGGTAAGAACTTTTGGGTAGACGTTATTGGCAACCCGTTAGCTTACGCGGATACTTTTGCTACCCTAAAAAATAAAACGCAGGCATTAAAAAATGTTTTGGTAAAAAATCTAAGTGCTAAAGGGCAACAAAGTATTGGCACAGAAGATTTAGAGAGGTTAATTAATAAAATTCTAAATATAAATATTGGAAAAAGGACTTATACCTCTACTGGTGATGTTGGAATGATACCAGGGAATACTTATAAAATTGTTAATATTGCTACTTTGCAATTCACGCCTTATTTAATTGTAATATTAAATAATCACTGGGGTTGGGTTGGATCAAAGCTTGAAAGTATATATATTAAAGGATTAGAAGAAAATAGTGGTATTAAAGTAGATTCAAATAACACAGTTTCCTATAACTTTAATAATGGTGGAAGTAGTTCACCTAAGTATGGCGAATACAGATTTATAGCATATGAATAGGAGGATTAATATGCAAGGAAGAAGATTAATTGTAGATAAAACTAATAATAAAACCTTAATGATGTGGGGAGAAAGTGAAATTGAGCAAGAGAAGATTGGAGAGTTAATATGTATAGAATTACCTGTTGGCAAATATAATGATGAATTTAATAAACTTAAAAATGGAATTAATTCAATTAAAGTAAAAAGTTTTGATACATGTGAATTAGAATTTGAACTTATAGAGCATATAGAAACAGAAGAAGAAAAGTTAAAAGAGAAAGGGCAGAACTAGAAAATCAACTGCTTTTACAAGCAGATAATAATTTTATAATGGAAGTTAATATGGTAATAGTAAGGATATGTGCAGAGAGGATAGTTAATGGAGGGCTAAATCCAAAAACACAAAAAACTTATGTGCTTGATGATGTAACTAATACAGATTATAGAAAAGCTATAGAGGATTATATCTTAAAGAGTACAATAGATGCTTAAAGGTTAATACATTTATAAGAAAAATATTTCAAAATATATAAATTTAAAACAGCTCTAGCATATAATTGCTAGAACTGTTGCTACTAGGAGGTGAATGTATTTGTACAAAGAATCCGATGAAGAAATAAGAAATAGAATGTTTAATAAGGTTCCAAATGATTTAAATAAATCACAAGGTTCTTTTTTTTATGATGTTTTTTCTCCTATAAGTCAGGAATTAGCACAGGTTAAAACTAAACTAGATGAAATATTAAATAGAGTTTTTATAAAAAGTGCTATCAAAAATGGATATAGTGAGGAAATAGAAATGAGAGCCTTGGAAAGCGGCATCTCTAGAAAAACAGGAACCTATGCCTTAGGAAAAGAAACCTTTATGGGGATTGATGATACTTATATTCCAGCAGGAACCATAGTGCAAACTGAATTAGGATTACAATTTAAAACTTTAAAGGATGGAACTATTACTAATGGAGAAGCAATTATTCCCATACAGGCGTTAGAAGTAGGGTCTATATATTTAGTAGCAGCTAACACTATTAAAGAACTTCCAGTTCAAATTTTAGGAGTTGCAAAAGTAACAAATGAAGTTTCCACAGAAGGGGGAACTGATATAGAAGATGATAATAGTTTGGTAGATAGATATTTTAGCAAGATACAAAAACCAGTTACATCTGGAAATGACAATCATTATAAACAGTGGGCTTTAGAGGTACCAGGAGTTGGAGGAGCAAAAGTATTTCCACTTTGGAGTGGGAATGGAACAGTAAAGATAGTTATTGTAGATGAAAACAAGAAAGCACCAACGGAAAATTTAATTAAAAAAGCCTATGAATATATAGAAAAAAATAGACCTATAGGAGCGAAAGTTACTGTTATAGGGGCAAAGGAAAAAGCTATCGACATAAGTGCAAGTATAACATTAGCTAATAATTACAATATAGCACAGGTTCAAGAAGAATTTATATGTAAAATCAACAATTTGTTTAAAGAAATAGCCTTTAATGATACCTATGTAAGTTATGCAAAATCAAGTAATTTACTTTTAAATGTACCAGGGGTTTTAGATTATATGAATTTTAAAATTAATGGTGATATAAAAAATATAGGACTTGAAGATGAAGAAATACCTGTATTAAGACATATAACTTTGGAGGTGTAGATAATGTATCCCAAAGAAATAGATAAATTTAATGATAAGTTAGATAAGATAAATGGCAATACTTACAGCATTGAAGAAGAAGTTACTTTAACAGATGGAATATATGAGGAAGAACTTAAACATGGCAATGTAATTAGTTCTAGTGTAAGAGTTTTTACAGCATCAAAGCTAACAGGTGAAAAAATAGAAAATTTTATACTATCAACTCCAAGTAATGCTCCATGGAAAAAGATAATAAAAATATTTTCTAAAACATCTAAAGTATATATTACCTATGAAACACAAGGAGATACAGTTGAGGCAGAGGATATTAATATTGTTCAACAAAGCATTGCAAATACTCAAAAAGAAATAGATAGATATAAAGATTTCAATGATTTAGAAGTAAGGAACTTGAAAAATACCACTAACTTACTTGAAAAAAGTAAATCCGATAAAACATATGTAGATACAGAATTATTAAAAAAAGCTGATAAAGATAATATATTTACTAAAGAGGAAGTATTACAAAAGATAAATAACTTAATAGGTACAGCACCAGAAACTTTAGATACTTTTAAAGAAATTGCAGATGCACTAGGAAATGACCCTAACTTTGCTGCAACAATAATGAATTTACTAAGTAGTAAAGTTGATAAAATACAGGGAAAAAATCTTTCTTCAGAAGATTATACTCTATTAGAGAAGCGAAAACTTGCAGCAATACAAGATAATGCCAATAACTATATACACCCATCAACACATCCATCCTCTATGATTACAGGACTTCATTATGTTGCATTTAGTGGGGATTATAATAGCCTTAGGAATAAACCTACATCACTTCCACCAGCTCAGCATAATCACGACGATACCTACATGAAAAAAGGTTCCGTAACTTGGAATAACCTAAAGGGGGTGTAATAAGTGTATGGCTCTATAAAGTATGGTACTAACCAGTATGGAAATGAATTTGCAATAACAGAAGAAGAAATTGAATTATATAGACCAGATTTATTAGCATATTTACCACCAGCTTTACGACAGGTAAAAGAATTTAAAGTATGGAATAATGCAGTAGGATATGAATTAGCCTTATTAAATTGGCAAAAAGAAGATTTAGTTAAACAATGTTTTATAGATACTGCCACTTGGGGATTAAGTCTATGGGAAGAAGAATATGCATTATCTACAGATATAAATAAATCCTATGAAGAAAGAAGAGAGATTCTAAAAGCTAAAAAAAGAGGAACAGGAACCATTACAAAGCAATTTATAAAAGAAGTTGCTCAAACTTTCAGTGGTGGAGAGGTAGAAATAATAGAACATGCGGAAAACAATTATTTTATAGTTAAATTTATAGGTGTAAAAGGAATTCCAAGAAACCTAGCTGCGTTTAAAGACATGCTAAATTTAATAAAACCATCCCATTTATATTATGATTTCCAGTATACATGCACTGTTTGGAATAAAATTAAGGAATTAAATTTAGTATGGGATAAAATTAAAAATAAAACATGGGATGAAATAAGAGTCTATGAATAGGAGGGATAGAAATGAAACTTACAGCTAATTATGGATTAAGAAAACCAGATGGAAATGATGCAGTTAACATTGAGGATCTTAATTACAATGCTGACATATTAGATAAAAAAGTAAAAGAAGTTGAAAGTAATGCGGGAAGTGTTAAATCTGTAAATGGGAAAACAGGTGCGGTCGTATTAAATGCAGCAGATATAAAAACAAATTCTGGAACTTCAGTTGAGTTGCAATTGGCTGATATTATTCAGCAACAAAAATTCTATATAAAAAAGTTCGATACTGATGAAAATGGTATAGACACAAGAGTTGAAAAATATAGACTTAATGGAACTCTATTAGAAAAATCAGTATTAAGTGGTGGAGTGTCTCCGAATTATACTACTAGAACAATTACTTTTTACACAGTAAATGGAATTACAGTTACTGATACAATTATTTTAACCCAAATATATTTTGATAACGAATGGAAAGGAGAAAAACTATAAAATGATTAACATAACAGATCATTTTAATGCTAAAAAAAAACTAATTGGAGATTTTGAAATTGTTTTTGAACAAATTGCATTATCAAAAACAATTGATTGTGACTTTGGAAAAACATCATATATTCTACAGTCCTCTAATTATGTATCTTTAGTAGTTATTGATAATAAAAACCTAACAAAAAAAATAATAAAAGGGATAATAACTACTGCAAGACAAATTATATCAATGAAAATTATAAGTGCTAATTATGTTGCTATTTTCTATGAAAGAGTTAATGCAATGGGCAAATATGATTTATCAATTATTAATATTACAAATGACACAATAATTCCAATTGATTTAAAACCATTAAATATTCGTGATGGTTTTTCATTAGGAAATGTTATAACAGATGGAGATTATATTTACTTCATAGTTAACCGCGGAACTTTTGTAAAATCTAATTTAAAAGGTCAAGTAGTTCTAACAAAAAATTTAGATATAGATAAATTGGTGTATTGTAATAATTCAATATATGGATTTTCTATTTCTCAAGCTTTAAAAATTGACACAAGTGGAAATATTATAATTTCTGTAAACCGATCTATAAATGTTGATAAAACATACAGTGATACTACTGGTATATATAATTATTCAGGCGGTACATTGGAAAAAATTAATTTTGATTTACAATCAATATGTTTGTATAAAGTAAATTCAGGTAGTATATCTATTGTCGGTGTAATGAATAATATTTTTTATTGCACTGAAACTTTATTATTAAGCAAATGGGGTGAATATATGCTAAATGAAACTTATGATTTGATTAGTGTAGATTTAAATGTGGCGAATCATAAAAAAACACCGATTGATTTATCTAATGGAATACCTATTGCTGTAGATAATTTAAATAATTTATTTCTTTTTAATTTATCACCAACTGCAAGTATTCAATTTCCAGCTTCAAATGGCGTTAATAAAAAATGTGATTTTTCTACTATTTGTCTAAAAAAAGATACTAAAAGAAAATTAATATAGGGGGGGAATAAAAATATGATATTTATAAAAAACTTAAATAAAATAACAGACTCAAAATACGATATAGGCTACAAACATTATATGCCTTTTGATAGTACAAATGGTTTGAATAAAACCAAAGAACAGTTAGAACAGGAAGGTATACTTATAGAAGGTATTTCAGAACCACAGCAAATAGAAGGTAAACAATCTATAATGTATTATAATCCAGTAGAAAACATTATTTTCTATGAATATGAAGATATATTAAAACCAAAAGAAAATATAGAAAAAGAAACTTTCACAAAGACATTAGCAGAATTGACTGTAGAAAATAAAAAGAAAGATGCTATGATAAGTCAATTAGCACAGCAAGTAAGTAATTTAAATATAAAAATAAATCAATTAGGAGGTAAATAGTATGTTTGATTTTTATAGCTTATTTTATAAAGAAGGGTATCTAAAGTTAGAAGATTTAAAGGAGGCTGCTAAATGGAATGTAATTAGCAAAGAAGAATTTAAAACTATTACTGGAGAAGAACTTATTACACAATAGAAAACTACTACGACACAACTCAAAATAACAATAAATCAAGCATCTACCTAATAGGGTCTTTTTATTTTGCCTAATTTTAAAGTACTGGAGGTTAGATATGGACAAAGATATACAGCAAGAAATTTTAGAGAGAATAGTAAGAATTGAAACTAAAATAGATAGTTATAATAGTACTAAAGAAAAGGCAGATATGGCTTATATTAAAGCTTGTCAAAATGAAAAAGACATAGCTGAAATAGAAGATAATTTAAAATGGCTCTGGCGAACAATCGCTGGAGCTATTATTTTAGGAATAATCAGTACGATTATAACATTTAAATAAAGAAGGTGATTAGATGAAAATAGCAGTAGATTTTGGACATGGAACTGGGCAAGACAGAGGGGCAGAAGGGTATAGAAATGAAGAAAGTACGGTAAGAGAATTTGGTACATTAGTAATAGAAGGCTTAAAAAAACTAGGGCACATTGTTTACAATGTAACACCTGCACAGAAAGGATTATCTTTAATTCAAAGTTTAGCATATAGAGTTAATATGGCAAACTACTATAAAGCAGATTTATTTGTATCATTACATTTGAATGCCTTTAATGGAGAAGCTAATGGCTGCGAAGTAGAGTATATCAGTAGTAGTGGAAAGGTTTATGCAGATAGGATATGTGATGAGATATCTAAGTTAGGCTATAGGAATAGAGGAGCAAAGTATAGAAATGATTTGTATGTTCTTAGATATACAAGTATGCCTGCAATACTTATTGAAAGCTTTTTCTGTGATAGCAAATCTGATTGCCAAATCTATAATAAATATAATTTAGTAGCTGCAATTATAAAGGGAATAACAGGGCATATAGTAGATATAAAAAATTCTAGTAACGAAAAAGATGTAACTATTCCTCCTATAGATCATAGTATTCCAGATAATTGTTATATTACATGGAAAGGAACTAATGGACTTGGATATATAGAAAGTGTTCCAGAAAAGGGGAGACTTATAATTCATTTAGATAAGTATAACTATCTATCCCTTCAAGATGATGAAAAAGAAGGAAATAACATAAGGATTTTTACAAGAACAAAGGGATATAAGGATTTAATTTAAGGGGGAATTTTCATGAGTAGTACATTAATAAATGGAGTTGTAGATATAGTTATAAAATCTATATTATCCATATTAGGATTAACTATTACTTATTTAATTAGGATAGGTGTGGATTATTTAAATAAGAAAAGAGAGCAGCTTATACAAAAAATAGGGATGGAACAATATAATAAAACTTATAATATTGCTAAAAGTATTTATTTTGTAGTTGAGCAACAGTTTAAATTTATTCCTCAATCAGCAGAAGAAAAAAGAAAATTGTTTGATGAAATGCTTATTAAAAAAATACCTAATTTAAAAGAAGAAGATTTAAACCACTTTAGGGAAGCTATTGTAGGAGAAATAAATAGCCAAATTAAAGGCTCAAATTTGTTAAAATCAGCGCCTATAGATAATAGTAAATATGAAAATTAA